TTTTCTTTTATCATACAAACAATCTCCACAATGCAATAATATTCATAGTAGAAAACCATGCTGTTAATACCATTACCCACACTGCTTGTCTATAATATGCACCAACAAAACCTGTCACACTGCCCACAAAATAAAAAGGAACAAATATATCTGGCCTAGGTTCTAGTACTGTGTAAGTCAATATAGCACTGCCAGTAATTACAAATACAGCACTGATCATTTCCATATAAAAAGCCAATGGATTTGACTGATAACTGCTTACCCAAAACTGTTTCATTTTTTTAAAAAACATATATTATTTTTTCCTTTTTGTTTTTTATATTTAATGCAACTTTTCTGTTGCCAGGCAAGTTGCCAACCCCGTTAGCCTAAATTAGGCCGCAAGTGCTAGATTTTCATCTGCATTTGTAAGTTTGTTGCGTTAACCGAGCTTCCGCCGAACAACTCCATTGCTTTTTCAATCAACGTCGATCCTGGTTCACCCCCGTAATGAATTCTGTTTTATGGTGGAGGTGGTCGGTACTGCCCCGACGTCCGTATGACCTATTACAACAATTTCAACATTGCAAAATATTTATAACACAGGTTTTTGAATTTGTCAAGTTGGATTATTCAAAATCAAGATATAGTGTGTATTTTGCTGTGAGTTCATCGCCTGATTTGATTGGTTTTATTGTGGTCAAATAACACACTGGTATTTGATGCCAAAACCCTTTTACATTTTTACAATTAGGATTGTCTGAATGATTATAAAAGGCACCTAAAGCAGTTCTAATGTATCCATGTGGAAAATTTTTATTTTCAATATGTACAATACCAAGTACAACATCAGCATCAAAATTTTTTGTGGCAAAAAGACCTAACCCTTGTAAATCTGATTGTTTAATTGTTAATCCGTCTGGTAAAGGTCTATACATGTTACAGTGTTGTTTTTAAATTATTAATTGTTTGTGTAGTTGCAATTGCAGAATTAATCAAATATGCCGCACAAGGATCTTGCATTAATCCAGCAAGTAATCCGGCCAGTGCCGCTTGTTTTAATAATTCTAAAAACCTACCTAAGTTTGCTAGATCGTTTTTGATAAGATCAATTATTAATTTTGCTAATCCAATAATTGCCAATGCCATTCCTAAAATACCTATGGCACTTTTTAACTTGCCAAGAATTTCTCCAAGTATCTGTCCTGCTTTGAACAAAGCACCTAGCATGTCTTCCATAAATTTACATGGTCCACTTGACACTGCTGGAACACTAGCAAGTGTGGTTGCTAATGAATTAATACTGCTCAATGCACTCAGATAAGTGCCAATTGTAGGCACTGCAACACCGCCCGGAGAACCTGCTGTTGTTGGAATACCAACACCGTAATTTGGATAAATGGCCTCATTGCCCATTACAAGCCATTGAGCATTTGGGTCTGCATACTCTGTTATACACATTCCACTTTGTCTGGCCTGTAACCAAGTTAAATCTTTCAAAGCACCTTCAACAAAATTAATATCATTAATTTCCATTGCAGTTAGTTTTCTATCAGGTTGTCCTGGTCCAATCAATGCACCTGACACAACTGCTCGTTGATTTATATCACTATGATCCCAACCATCTGGTAACAACACTTTTTGTTGTTGAATAATTTGAGCAATTTCTTTTAAAGTATTTTCATGTGGATTTTTAAATCCAGCATAGGCTTTACAATCTCTACCCCATGGGTCAACATGATCTACAACATTAAGAGCACCACTGGCAATTAACTTTTTTTGAACTTCAGAAATTTGTATAGTGTTTGGAGTAATATCTGTTGGAAAGTTTAAACTGTCTGTTTGTAATCCTGGTATTGTTTTTCCGACCATATCTAATTCCTATCCTGCGTAAACACTGTCACTGCCTGTGCTAACTGAACTGCCACAAGCAACTGGATCTGTAATTCTTCCCACTGCTAATCCGTTAGCAAATACTGTAGATGACCCTGCTTGTAATGTACTACCATGACATGCTGGACCACAACAATGTACTGACCAACCATCAGTTTGTCTGTGTACAGGAATAGCATTTGCAAAAACATTTGGACTTGCACCATTACTTGCTCTTGGTGGCCAACATCCATGCCCTGTACAAATATCGCCTAATCTAGTTACTGGTTGTGTCATTTGTTTATACCTTAATAATAGTATTTATTAAGTGATAATTGACTGTTTTGGAGGCTGTACTATTTTTGATGTGCTTTGTGTATAAACTTCAGCGGCTTGTTTATTTGCTTTTGCTACAGTAATAATAACTTTTTTATCAAATACAAATTCTGCGTCAGCATCAGCCATTAACATATATGCTGTCATACCCGCACCATTTGGTCCCATTGCCAATGCTAGAGGTTTTGATACCACAAAATTATATTGTGATTCTTCAACTAATTTACAAATTACTTCATCACTACCTACTGTACGAAAAACAATTACATCGTCTTTTTTTAATTTTTCTTTTAACATAATTTCCTTTATAGTTTAAATCCTTTGAATGTGTCTTTGTTTACGTCTTGTTTAACACCACCTACAATATAACTTTCAACTTCAGTTTCTTGTGGTGCTACTTGTAATCCTGAACTTGATAACCAATGCTGTGTCCACGGTAAAGGATTTTGAGTTACTGGTTGATCAAAAATAGGATCAAATCCTATTGCTTTCAATCTTTTGTTTGCAATAAATTCTACATATCTATGTAACAGTGTTTCATTTAATCCAATAATAGATCCAGATTTAAACAGATGGTTTGCCCATGCTTTTTCTTCTTCAACACATGTTTTAAACATGTCATACACTGTGTCTTTTTCATTTTTTATTACTTTTAACATTTCAGTATCATCACCTTGTTGCCAATTTTTAATAATGTGTGTTGACAATGCTAAATGCTGAGATTCATCTCTAGCAATTAATGAAATAATTTTAGCAGAACCTTCCATTAGTTTCAATTCACCAAATGCAAAAGTACAAGCAAAAGAAACATAAAATCTCAAACCTTCTAAAATGTTTACGTTTACCATTGCAAGATATAATTGACGTTTGACTTCTTTTATATCTCCTTTGCCTCTATGAAAATAATCTTCAGCAAGTTGGTTAAACTTATCATAGTTTTTAGTAACACTAATTGCTCTTTTTACAATTTCATCATCATTTAAAATTGTATCAAAAACTTCACTTGGATTTGAATAAACATTTTTCATAATATGTGTGTATGAACGTGAATGAATAGTTTCAAAAAAGTCCCAAGTAATAATACAACCTTCAAGTTCTGGATTTGATACATAAGGTAAAAAAGCCAAACTTGGACCACGTCCTTGAACTGAATCAAGTAATGTTTGGTATTTCAAATTTGATGTAAAAATATGTTTTTGTTCTGGTCTAAAATCTTGATAATCAGAACGATCTTTTTGCAAACTAACTTCTTCTGGTCTCCAAAAATATCCCAGCATGGTTTGATTTAATTTATCTAATTGTGGATATTTAAAAATATCATATCTCTGAAGATTTTGGTCAGCACCAAAAAACATTGGTTCTTTAGTAAAATCAATTTCGTTTCTATTAAAAACAGTCTTTGTCATTATTTCCTCTCGATTTATATCGTACAAGCTTCACAGTTTTCTTCATCTACTGCTACGTTATTACCTAGTATTTGTTGTCCTTCTTTTTCAAAAGTATTAAATTCTTCAGCCGCTTTTTCTGTTGGTACTTCAACTTCTGCTGGATCAGTTTTGAAATCATATGTGTTTTGATAGTAACTTGTTTTCCAACCTAATTTATAAGTTGTCAACAAATCTTTGAACATCACACTGGTTGGAATTTCATTGTTTTCATACTGTGTTGGATTGTAACTCCAGTTTCCTGATATTGCTTGATCAAAGAACTTTTGCATCACAGCAACAACATTGATATAACCGTCGTTACCTTTCATATCCCATAACAGTGTGTAAAAGTTTTTCAACTGACTGTATTGTGGAACTATCTGTTTTAAAGGACCTTTTTTGCTTTTTTTAATACTCAAATATGCTCTTGGTGGTTCAATACCGTTGGTTGAATTACTAACAACGGAAGAACTTTCTGATGGCATTTGTGCTGACAGTGTCGAATGTCGCATACCACTAGCAACAACTTCTTTTCTCAATTTTTCCCAATTGAGTTTTAATTTTGAGTTACAAACTTCATCTAATTCTTTTTTATAATGATCAATTGGTAACAATCCTTTTGAATATTTTGTTCTGTCAAAATATTCACACTTGCCTTTTTCTTTTGCTAATTCAACTGATGCAGAAATCAAGTAATATTGAAATGCTTCTGTTAATTCATGTACAACTTTTAATGCACCTTTGTCACTGTAGTTTACTTGATGTTTTGCCAAATAATGTGCAAGACCAATATATCCAATACCTAGACTTCTACGTGCTTTTGTGCTGATCTCAGCCGCTTTTACAGGATACTTTTGATAATCAATAATTTCATCTAACGCTCTAACTGACAAGTCACATAATTCTTCAAGTTCATCAAGATCTCTTAATTGTCCTACGTTGATTGCTGATAAAATACACAATGCAATTTCACCATCTCCGTCAATGTGTTCTATTGGTGTTGTGGGCAATGTAATTTCCTGACACAGATTAGACATACTAACTTTATCTAAAAACGAACTGTGTGAGTTAGCATGGTCAATATTCATAATGTAAATACGACCTGTTTCTGCTCTTTCTTTTAAAAGTTCTCCAAACAGTTCTTGTGATGATATTTTTGTTTTCTTTATGCTTGTTTTTCTTTCTGCTTTTTCGTACATGTCATCAAATTGATCTGTTCCAAATGCTTCATATAAACCAGGAACATCATGTGGTGAAAACAAAGTTATATCTTCATTGTTTAAAAATCTTTCATAAAATAATTTTGATATCTGAATTGAATAATCAAGTTTACGTACTCTGTTGTCTTCTGTGCCTTTGTTGTTTTTTAATACAAGAATGTCTTTGATTTCTTGATGCCAAATAGGGAAATGAACTGTGGCACTACCACCACGTACTCCGTTTTGTGTACAACATCTTACAGTTGATTCAAATTTCTTAAGAAAAGGAATCACACCTGTGTGTGCAACTTCGCCACCACGTATTTTTGAATTGATACCTCTAATTCTACTTGCATTGATTCCAATGCCGGCTCTTTGTGCAATATATCTACCAATGGCCATATCACTTGAAAAGATTGATGGTAGCGAATCGTTAACATCAACAAGAACACAACTTGCAAACTGTTTCATTGGTGTACGCACACCTGCCATTACAGGTGTAGGAATATTAATTTTAAACTGAGATACTGCATTATAATATTTTTTGATATATTTCATTCTAGTATCTCTAGGATAATCTGCAAACAGTGTTGCTGAAATCATCATGTACATGTATTGTGGTGTTTCAAAAATTGATCCACTGCTACGATCTTGTACAAGATATTTGTCAACTACCTGTCTTAGACCTGCGTATGTAAAATTCCAATCTCTATCATGTCTCATATATGAGTCTAATTTGGCCCATTCGTCATCACTGTATTTTTCTAAAATAGCTCTGTCATATACACCTCTTTCAATGTTTCTAGCAACAACAAATCTCAAAGGAGTATGTGCATCAGATGGTGTGAATTTACCAAACACATGTTTTTGTAAACTGAAAAGTAAAAGTCTTGCCGCAACATATTGATAGTTTGGCGACTCTAAACTGATTAAATCATTTGCTGACTTAATTAAAATTTCTTGTATTTCATTTGTGGTCATACTGTCGGTAAATTGTAGTCCCGAATTCATTTCAACTTCAGATGAACTAACACCATTCAAACCTTCACAAGCCGCTTCAGTCATTTTGTGAACTTTGTTTATGTTTAGTATTTCTTTTCTGCCGTCTCTTTTGATGATGTATAGTTCTGTGTTCTTATTCATTTTTTCTCCAAAAACATTGGTGGACAATGTATTTACCTTAATTTTTTAATATTTTATGATATCAACCAGTGGTTTGTCAAGATATCTTTGCAATGATATTTAATTTTTTTGTTAAGAAGTTAACCAACGTTTTAATACATACGACATTGATGCATCTGTAGTTAGATTGCTGTTTGTGTAGTTTAATGCAATGGTTGTTCCTGACACAGTTGGAGTAGAAAATACAACTGCTGATGTATCATTTGTTTCAATCCTGTCGTCCATGTACTCAATATTTGTGCTATCTGGATGGTCAGATATTATTTTAATAGTTCCTACTGCATATGCAGTACCTATTTTTAAAGAGTAATCAATGATAACAGTGTTTTCTGTTTGACCATTAAAATTTGTAACAGTTGCTGATGTGTTTGCAGTTAAAGTTTTTCTAATCAAGCCATTTGTTGAAATATATTGATTACTTGTTAATGATGGCTTAGAATCTTGTGTAAAAATTTTTATATTACTTGCAACAGATGTTTGTGAAGTACCAAGTGCAATGTTAAGAAACGTTGACAATGTTAATGCCTGCGTAGGAGAATCAGTTTCAATTAATAATGTACCAGGTACAAAAAGAGAACCTACTGCATAACCTAACTGTGTAATTGCACCTCTAATATCTAATGTGGTGTTTGTACCAGTGTTTGAAAAACAATCAATATAATCAGCACTGCCACTTGCACCTGATGTTGTTAATAAAGATGTTTCAATTTGAGACTGTGTATAACCTGATGATCCAATATCAATAAATCCTGTTCCTGTTGTTAAATCAATATAAAGTTGATTTGTTGATAAAGACTGATCAGTTACTAGATTTGGAAATTGGTTTTTAACTTTTGCTACGATTTCGTTTGATGTCCATTTTGATACAACAATTGTAGAATTTTGTTCCGGTATTGCTGAAGCAACAAAAGTTACTGTGAGATCATTTCCTGCTACAGACACTGTGTACTGTGAACTTTCTATAAAAGTTGGCACATTGTTAATATCAAACTTTGTAACTACAATGTCATCTGCATCAACTGGTGTAGATTTAGTTGACGGTAATGTTAATGCTGTACCACCGTTTAAAACTGTTGATGATGCATCTGTGCCATTACCTTGAAAACTTTGAGTTTCTGCTAGTTTAAACATTACTAATCTATTATCAATCAAAGACTGTGATTGTAGTTCAGCATTTAAAAAACTATCTATTTGTACCATACGGTTCTTTGAATCTTGTGAACCAGTACCAATATATAGTTCTCGTGTATCTGTTGCTAAACCTATTTCACCTTCTGCAAGAGGCTGTGGCAAGTTTTCCCTGTTTCCTCTACGGTTTTTTAATCTTACATAAGTCGTTGTCATATTATTGTCCTAAACTATACTGTTATTTAGTTTGTTTTGTAGTATTGTTCTACTTTATCAAGCCACATATCTGTGTATTTTTTAAATTCTTCACCTTTGACTGTAAATTCTTGGTATTCTCCTGAATGTGATACTATAAAAATTAACCCAGCACTTATATCTGTGTTATATATTTCGTTGTGAGCAAGGGCATAAGCGGCGCATTGCATAAAATAATCCTCAACCCATTCTCGCTTTTTGACCTGTCTTGATGTTTTAAAATCACCAATTACAGGCTCACCTTTATATGTGCAAATCATATCAGCTGTTCCGGCATACAATCCAGGAAAGCACAAACTCTGTTCAATTGCCCATACTTCATCAACACTAGCCATACCATTTTCAATAATGATATCACTTAATTGTTTGGCCTGTTGATAAATCAAGTTACTGCCAGTTGGACGATCAACACCTTCAATAAAACATTCTAAATGTTTGTGTGTTATTGTTCCTATGTTAGCAGATTCTGTGACAATACGTTGAGCTTCTTGATTGCCAACTCTTTTTTTCCATTTGTTTAAACCAGTCATGTCTTTTAAATGTGACAACACTGTTGTAACTGACGGAACAGGTTTTCCGTTGTTGTCTAAATAGTGACGCTTACCTTCTATGGTAGTTCTTTTTAAATTGTGATAATCAAATTTTTTTACTAATAATGACATTTTATTTCCAATAGTTAATATTAAACTTTTTTGCTGAGAAATGCAAGAATTAAGTTTAAAAATAAATTCACTATTTTAACGATTTAGCAATGGATTTACTTGCCAGTTTGTCAACTACCTTTTCATTGTCCATTTTACCATCATTGCTGTATGTTGTTAAATTTACGTCTTTGTTGATTTTTATTTCTTTGTCATTAACACTTTGTATAAGACCTGAATCTTTTAACAAGTCTTGCAAAGAACCAACAGTTACATTATGTCCCATACTCGATAATTCATTAATAAATTCATTAGTATCAATTGTGTCTTTCTTTTGTGCAATCAAAGACATCAAAAGATTCTTTGCATCTGTTTTGATTTTTGTAAAATAGTTTTCTTTTACTGATTGTAGTTCAGACAAACGCATTGCATTACGACTTTTTAGCTCTGCCTAATGGTTCTTCTTCAGGACCTGCTGACGCTTCATCACCATCAGTTGATAAATCACTGTCTGCTGGTAAATCTAATTCTTCGTCATCCTGGTCATCCATTTGGTCATCTATTGAGTCATCTGCTGATGCCATATCTGATGCTGGCATTTCACCTTGCAATTTTAAAACTTCATTATTCATTTGTTCTTTTGTTTCTCTTGCAAGTGATAATAAATTTTCTAAAGATGATGAAACTGCATCATTGAATGCAACTGCTGTGTCGGCGCCTTTTTGATATGTCATTTGATCAACTATTGCACCTAATTCATCGTTTTGCATTTTACCAAGTTTCTCAATAATCTGTTGCATCTCATCAACTAACTGTTTTGATGCTAAAATGACTTCTGCTTGTTCTAGCTCATCTTGTTCTTTGACAACTTCTTGCTTTGATTCAACTGCTTCAGAAGGTTTCAAAGTCACTGCTGGTTGATCAGCATTGCAACCACACTCACAATCACTAGGGCAATCACATGATTCATTGTGATCACAACCACAACTGTGTGTATGATCTGCTTTCATTCCTTCAATTGCAGAATCATCAATTTGACCAATCATTAAAACCACTGCTTCTGAAAGCAATATGTTTTTTGCATACTCTGGATTTTGATGATATGAGTTGAAAGGCAAAGATAATTTTAAACTTTCACGCTGTGCATCAAGGTCTGTTTTGACTTTGTACAGTTCTTCTAGCCCTACTTTGTCATAAACCTTAAAACCGTAAGTTTCTTCAAGCCAACGATTTACTCTTGCAATACGTGTTTCATACTTGGATGTTAAATCATTTAGTTTCATACTTTTATTTAGTCTCTTTTGCTTTAATTAAACGCGAGTATTTGCTATTAATACCCCTATAAACCTGATTTAAGCTTCTTTTAAGCCCCATTACCATGTTTTTGTAGTAGTTGTACTCAGAATCTTCTGGGCTTGTAGCATCTAGTTTATTTTTTTGTGTATCATAGTTGAACACAATCTTTTTATACTCAGCATGTTGTTCTAATATGTCTTCAACTGGCTGATCACCAAAATCATAATCATTATGAAAACTGTGTACCAGCATAAAAGCAACTTCATACAATAGTAAATCTTTAACTAAAGGTCTGTTGTGTTTGTCATGTACACTGTATAGTTTTCTTGCAGATGTATTTGTTTTATAAATTTTAACAAAATATTCTCCAATTTGCACACCATTATTGGTTTTAGTAGTGTACAGTGCTAAACTGAAATCTTTATCCTCTGTTCCTTTTTTTACTACTTTTTTTATAAAAGATTTTTTAAACACAGACAAAATATCTTTCATTTCTTTAACTTTTTTACTTGAAGTACCTGCTAGTTTTGTAGTAAATTTATCAACTTGATTTCTCATGTGTTCTAAATAATCACTTGGTACACCCGAGTATTTGAACAAAATTCTCACAAGTCTAAAATGCTCATATGCTTCATTTATGGTTCTATATTCTGGATAAGATGTTTGTTTTTTTGTCATGTGTTTTCCTTTTTATATACACTAATATAACAAAATTTTACAAAAAGATCAAGTATTATCTTCGTCTCAGCGACTTGTTCATTGACGCTACTCGCTTAGATGCTGGATTAAATCTTTTAGTAAATTTAATTTTTCTAACTAATCTTGACCCAAGTCGTGCCTTCATTTTTTTCATTGTCATACGTTTTTTGATATCCAACGGTGCACTGCACACACCTGGATTTGACACGATTCTTCCTTTTTTACGTCCAAAAGTACAACGATACTTTTTGACCACTTGTTTGCCTTTACGGCCATAAATCATTTTTGCTTCGTCAATATTGCTGTTAAATATGTCTGATATAAGCATTATACTACTCCACACCTTTGTTGACAAATATCCCATGGTTTAGAATCTAATGATTCAGGTAAAGTCTTTGTAAACCAAAAATCTGACATTATACTGTCTAAAGATCGTTTATGTAAACTATTTATTTTTAAAATTGAATTGTCAACATCAAAAGATTGATTACGAGTATTTGTATTACCAATATGACAACACGGCCAAACATTGCCCCAGCAATCCATTTGTATTAAAGAATCACGTATCCAAGGACATTTAGATTTATTTTTAACAATTTGATTATGTATTTTTTGATTAGCTTTTAGAGAACTATTATTATCAAACCACAAAGGCTTATTGTACATTTTATTATATTTCCAATCAGCTTTTTCCATCATTTCTCTAGTTTTTTTAGCATAGATTACAAAATTTTTATCTGTGTTAACTGGTGTTTGATCATGATAACTAGGTCTAAGAAAAATACTAGTACATCCTAATGAATATGCCATATTAACAATTTCATCAACCTGATGTTGATTATGGTCAAATAATGTAGTAACTATTTGTGCCATACCACCTGCTTCAATAAAAGTTTTTATATTTTTAATTATTTTATTAAAATCAGTATTTTGTCTCCATATTGAATGGGTATCTTCTAACCCATCTATAGCAAACTGTACTTCAGAATAATATTCACTGTTATCTAAAACAGAAGCTAATTCTTTCCACCAATCTAAACTACGAGCACTTCCATTTGTTGGTATTTGAATTACTGCTTTAGGATAATGTGTTCTAAAAGTTTTGATAACATCAATTAGATCAGGATGCATAATTGCATCACCATAGTTACCATTAAATCTTATTCTTTTAATTTGAAATTTATTTTTAATATCAATTAAAAAATTATTCCAAAATGTTAGATCTAAATGATGTAAATTTAACCAAGATACTGTTTTACCACCACCTTCATTTCTTGCACAACCAGGACATTTGGCATTGCAATGACTAGTTACATCTAATTGAAGCTCTTCAACTGTGTACATTACTTATTCCTAGATTTTTTGAAAGTGGGTTTACTTTTTTTAATCTGTCTATTTAAGTTTTTAACAACTTTAGATGTTGGATTGTATTTTTTTGTATAGGTAGATCTTTTACCTTGTATTGTAGATAATTTTCTTCTAGTTGCTTTGAACTGCTGTCGTTTTCTTAGATTAATTGGTGCTGTACAAGTTGAAGGATCTGCTACAATTCTTCCTTTACGAGGACCTGCTTGGCAACGAAATCTTCGTTTGATACTGGATTTGTATTTTCCATATATTTGAGGTGTACCTATTTCAGCAATCAGCATACTATTGTAATAAAGGGACTATCAAAGTAGAAACATATATAGAAATCATAGTAAAGAACATAGTTCCAACTGACCACATAATTATTTTTTCTATTTTAGAAAACCCTTTCTCCATGTTTAATTCTATTTTTTCCATACGAGCATCAACTCTATCAAACCTTGCACTGATTTCATCATGTCTTTCACGTGAAATTGCCACATGAAATTCTAAACTTTCTGATTCAATATCTTTGGTTAACTGAGATTTTGGTTCAGATTTGGGTGCTGGTTTGTTTTCCATTTTCAATGCTCCTTTGTAATATATGTATTTATATTATTACCCAATGTATTTATAGTATCATTAAAAAGGATGATTTTGTCTAATCTTTGCTGTAGCACACCCACTGGATTATCGCCTTGTTTGAACAAATTTTCTTGTTCAACACCAAATTTAAATGAATATAAACTATCTTTAAATGCAGGTTTTGTAAAAAAAAGTATTTTGCCATATATAGAAATCAACTGCTTGATATGATCAAAATCTTTTTCAGACAACTGGTCTGTTTTGTCATTGTTGTATGACAATGGAATTTTAGTAGACAACTTGTAAATTTCTAAAGTTTCTGCTATTTTGATATATGTTTCTTTGTTCTGATTATAGGTATACATTAAACTGCACCGGGTGCCACACTTTTTCTTAATTTTAACTGTTTACGAGGTTCATTAACTAAACGTCTTTCTCTAAACATATCTTGTAAAGGTCTGTAAAGCTCACTTCTTGGTACATAATTTCTGATTTGATGTAATACTAAATTGACAATATTTGCTTTGTCTTTTATTTTGAGAAAATCGTACATTGATAATTCTCTTCTAATTTTTTTAGACTGTGCTAATGACACGTTAAACTGCTTTTCTAATTTCAAAAGCAATCTGTTTGCTAATGAATTATCTACTTCTGTCATTTCAAGATAATTTAAAAAGTCTAAAAGAAAAAACTTGTTGTTAGATAATCTTTCAACATATGAGTCACTTGCACTTTTGTTTTTGAATTGTATAATACTTCCTGATCCAATTAAACTGTGAATCAGCAAATATAAATCTGTGCCATTTGTTCTAAAATAATCAAAATCACCATAACTCATAGTTCTTGTTGCATATTCTCTGGCTATTTTTTTATATTTAAATTCATTTTTTAATGTTGTCAGTGCTAGACAATAAACATAAATTATTTCTCCAACTTCTTTGGCTGTGTAATTACCAACATCTTGTCGGGATCTAAAAGCTCTGCTTTCAGTTAAATCATTAACCAACTGTAAATTTTCTTTTGCAAAATTTTTTCTTGAAAAATCTAATCTGTCTACAACCTTCACAGCATTACCAATGTGATCAACTGCAACAAAACCTTCTTGATCTCTAACTTTATATGTGTCGCCTTCTTGATCAAATGCATCAATTGATTTGATGTTTCTTAGTTTTTGGTACAATGTATTTTTTATACTTGACAGTTTTAACCATAAACTGTACCATGCCTCAATGTTTGCTTTGTTACTGTAATAAACTTTTTTCCAGTTTTCTAATGCTAACAATTTTCTTTGTCCTGCAGGACCTTCTCTACCAGTTTTTAATTTTGCAATTTCTTTTTCAATACGTTGTTCATAATCTTTTGCAAATCCATCAAAAAATTTAGCAGGATCTTGTTCTATTGTTCCTGCTCTTACCATATTGTTGTGATTTGCATGAATATATTCTTTTAATTTTTTTCCTAATTCAGAAGCATCTAAAAATGAAAATATATTCTGTGATTGTTGTATATATTTTTCAGCATCATTAATTGCATTTGAAATTGATTGATATTCACCTGTAGTTAAATTCACTATGCCAGTAAAATCTTTAATGTAAGCATCATCGAACCATACTTCTTTTGTTCTTGTCAATGCAGATAAATCAACTTCAAAACTTGCACTCATTGTTTCTAATGAACTACCCGAATATGATGTATGAAACACAATACCAACATCTGCTTGTTGAATTTCTTGTGCTAGGTTTGAATTACTAGGCACTGCATAAGTTATTGTGTTAGGTTTAAATGCAACATACGATTGTCCTTTATACTGTATAGTCTTTAAACTGTCAGATGTAAAAAGCAAATCACCTTGTAATACATTTTCAATGCCTAACTTTGATAATCCAATAAATGCTTTTTTTAATTTTAATCGTAAATCTGCTTTATCACCAGGTTCTTTAGCATCTGGATGATTAATATCAATGTCTTTGATACTTTTGTTAAGTTTAGCACCTTTGTTAAAAACTGCTTTTGTACCTACAAAAAATTTACCATCGCTAGGATCTGTACCACAAAACACTGCTGGTGATCCATCCCATTTGAGTGTAACATTATATTTTTTTGGGCTTGACGTTTTGGCTAGATCGGCTAAATTTTTTAAAAATGCAATGGCTTTTTCAGCACCTTGCTTTCCTTGGAACAAAGCAAGATCTTCAAGATGTGTAAGATGAAGATTAGTGTCTTCTGATAAATTAAGTTCATTTGCTTTCATCTGATTCAATTATTTTCTTAATACCACGTTCAAATTTTCTTGGATCTTGTGCTTTAATACTGTTTATTAATCTTTTTACTAAATCATCTGCTGTGGATTCATCATACGATTCATATATCATTTTTGTTAAATTTATTGCTGAAGATATCACATGACTGGCTCTTGATTCAAGTAAATTATGTACATCCGCATGTGGTACTACTCTACTAATTTCTTCCAGTATAGAACGTGTATTTTTTTTCATCATACAATTATTTATTATCAATTTACAATCATTTTATGATGTTATTCGTCGCTGAATAATTCACTTTGTGATTTCAATAAATCTCTTAAATTTTTTGCATTTTCTGTACGTTCTGCCACAACAACATTTTCAGTTTTGTTAGTTGACACCGTTGAAGTTCTTTTCTTAATTGCTGATGTTAAAGCATCTGCTGTTGTTATTGCCGCTTGATTTACTTCAGCATCTTCATCTAAATCTGTAATTCTTAATGTATCAATATCAAATCCTAAATCAATTTTTGATCCTATACCGCCTGAACTTCTAGTTTTCATCAATTGAATTTGATACCTTCCACGCTCACGCATTGCTCTACTTGTGAAAATACCAATAACATTGTCAGCAGTATTAATTTTACTAATACCTCCTGCAATATGACTTTGGTCAAATTCTACTTCTTCAATAGCACCTCTGTTAAGTTGCGATGCAGTAACCAAAACAAACTGATTTTCAACTGCAAAATTACGTAACTCTTCTGATACAAATTTATCTTTTAAAAACATATCTGCTGGTGATATCTTTTTACTAATTGGCATCATAAGATCCAAATAGTCAATTAATACAACATCAGGTGCTACTCCTTTTTGTATTTGATATTCTTTCAAATATGATCTCAAATCATTAGTGCTTGACCCACTGCTCATATATTTCAGTTGAAACTTACCAGATTTTTTGCTCTGCATTCTGACTTCTAAATCAACATCATCAATCTTTTTAAAAATTTCATTGCTTGGTACTTCTGTTGTCATAGAATCAATTCTCATTGAACTTAATTCTTCACTCAACTCAAATGTAAAATACAACACATTCATTTTTTGTGATATCCAGTTGAGTGCTAAATTCTGTAAAAACAAACTTTTACCAGCACCCGATGATCCTGCAAAAATATTTAATTCACCTTTGTTGAATCCACCATACAGTTTCTTGTCTAATGCTTTCCAACCTGTACTAATTGTTCCATTGTTATCTTTTAAAGATAATAATCTTGCTTTAGGATTTTCAAAATAATCTGTTCCAAGATCTTTTGTTAATCCAACCCTAACTGCATTTTTAATTTTTTCTTCTACCGGACCATAGTCTCCTTTTTCTAACATGTCAGCACTTTCAATAATGGCTTTTTCAAGTGCTTTGTGTCTACAAAAAGTTTCAAACTCATCCAAGAACCAATCTTTTTGAGATTCATCAATATCTGGTACAAGTTTCAAATCAATTTCACATTTTGCTTTGATTTGATCCACTGTGGGTAATGATTTATACTTTTCAGTGTACTCAACAAACATTGCTGTTGTTTCAACATATTTTTTACTAAAGTATTCAGGTTGAATAATATTACGCACCCTGACAAATAATTCAGGATCTGTGACCATAAATTCTAAAAATAATTTCTGTAAATCGTCTGTGTATACTGTTGCCATATTATTACTATACTATATTAATCTCTATTTCGCAAGTATTTCCAACTATATGGAAATTCTTCATTACAAAACACATCAATTGAATTTGCTATAATTCTTGTTTCTTCTTGCGTGTCTTCTGCACATCTTAATTCACAAACCCTAGCAAATGCATATAAACTACCTGTCCAATACCATTCGGTCATCATATTTTGTGGCAGTACCATTCTTGCTAATTCTGGAGCAATACCTTTGTCCAACATATCATTGTATGTTGTGTTGGCATTTTTTATTGTATCAGCAATATCATATTCAATTGTTTCATTGCTACTACCTTGTTTTTTATCTTTTGCTCTTTTTCTAAAAAGTGTAGGAATATAATATTCTGGCTCATAATCAACATAACGTCTGCTGATCTCATTCCAACTTAAACCTACTTGATGCTTGACCAACTGCCTAGCAACAAAGATTGGTGCTTTAATCCTAAACTGTACACTACAATGAGCAAATGGTGACCAATGATTATGTTTGGCTAAAAATGAAATTAATTTTTCATCAGATGCTTCAAACATTTCTTTGTTTTTTCCAAAACTTACCCTTGCGGCATTTACTACAGTTAAGTCACTGCCCATTTTATCAATTAGTTCTACTTCCATTATACTTTCACTCCCTGTAAAATTTTCCACCAATTACTCTGTTTCATCAAAAACCTATCTTGTACCCATTTGTTAGAGCTTGTTCATATCTTTCATCTGCTTCTAATAGTGTACAATCAATAATTTCTTCTGTGCTGTTCCATGTGTAATAATAGGTAACAGTTGCCCATTTTTTTCTTCTGTTTACTTCAAACGCAATACTGTCATCATTATCATTTATAAGAATCTGGCTTTTAACTTTTGTTTTTCCTGCCATTAATTCCTCAATAAGTTGATACAATTTTATCTGCAATACCATATTTGACTGCTTCTTTGGCACTTAACCAAACGTCTTCAGCAGGTAGTAATACTTCTCTAATTTTCTTTTCACTTAAACCGGTACACTTTTTGTAATGATCCATCATACGTGCTGTACTTAATTCAAATTCTCTTACTCTTGCAAATAATTCATGTTCTTTACCAGCACTGCCCCAACTGTATTGATGTGATAAAATACTTGTGTTAGGTGTAATGAATCTACGACCTTTAGTTCCTGACATAAAAGTTAATATACCACAACTAGCAATCATTCCTAATCCTATTGTTTTTATAGGTATAGCAGATCCTTTTATTGTATCAATTAGTGCAAATGCTGAATGCACTTGTCCGCCAGGTGAATTAATTACTAGTGTAATTTCTTTTGGTCTTTCTTTTTGTGGTAAAAGGTTTTTTTCAATAATTGTATTAATTACAGGTTTTGTAGTTGTGCTATCAAAGTGATCACTGAAATAAATTATTCCATTTTCATACATCAATTGCCCTGGTTGTAAAGGGGGCATTGGAGGCATCTTTGATTGTGGTTGTGAGCGTTTGCTCTGATCAGACGTATCAATTTTCATTTTTAATTAACTCCTATTTTTTTTAAAATTTGAATTTTTGCATTGTTATTTGTAGCAGATTTAATAATAGTTTGTAAAGTATATAATCTACCATATTTTTGTACTGCTTCTGCTGTGTCTTTGACACCAGATTCCCATTCTGGATAACTAACTTTCCAGTTATTTTCTGTTGCTATGTCTACTAAATTACCACCAGATTTATCACGATCAGGACAAA